ATATCTTTGCTGGTAACTATTAATGCTTACGCCCATATTAGGACAATCCTACGTCGCGCGATCAGTTAATGCTGCCGACAGTAGGATGGTCAACTTATTCCCAGAAGCCGTGCCGGAAGGTGGACTGACAGGTGGATTTCTTAACCGAACACCTGGGCTTCTTAACTTAGCCACGATTGGTACAGGCCCTATTCGTGGGCTATGGACTCATCAAACTAATGGCAATGATGCGTATGTTGCATCTGGTAGCGAGTTCTATAAGATTTTGCCAGATTACACGGCTACTAAGTTAGGCAACATTACAGGCACAGGCCCTGTTTCGATTGCCGATAATGGCACGCAAATCGCCATCGCTTGTGACCCCGACTTGTTTATCTATAACGAAACAGCTAACACTTTTGTTCAGGCTACTACACCAGCAGGCGCAAGCACCATTTCTTACATTGATGGGTACTTTGTTTACAATCAACCCAACTCGCAAATCCTTTGGGTTACCAATATTTTTGATGGCATGATTACCGACCCATTAGCGTTTGCCGCTGCCGAAAGTTCACCAGACAATGTGGTAGCAGTTGTAACTAATAACCGTGAAACATGGGTGTTTGGCACAGGCACTATTGAGGTTTGGTATGACGCTGCAACTGTACCATTTCCATTAGCACCGATTCAAGGTGCGTATAACGAGATTGGTTGTATTGCTAAGTCATCTATTTGCAAGTTAGACAATAGTTTGTTTTGGCTCGGTGCTGATCCAAGGGGTTATGGAATCATTTATCGTAATCAAGGCTACACAGGCAAACGCATTTCAACCCACGCCGTAGAATATGCTATTCAAGGCTACGGCGACGTTTCTGATGCAAGGGCGTACACTTACCAACAAGAAGGTCATGCGTTTTATGTAATATCATTCCCAACTGCGGGTAAGACATGGGTTTACGATGTATCGACAGGCGCATGGCATGAACGTGCAGGATGGTCAAATGGAGACTTTACACGTCACAGATCACAATGCCAGATGACCTTCAACAATAAAATTATTGTAGGCGATTATGAAAACGGCAACATTTACGCATTGGATTTAGATACTTATCAAGATAATGGCGATATACAAAAATGGTTACGCTCATGGCGCCCCATCCCTGAGAATACAAATACGCTAGTTCGTACCGCACAACATGGATTACAGTTACTTTGTGAGTCTGGTGCTGGGCTTAACGCGGGGCAAGGTAGTGATCCTCAAGTCATGTTGCGTTGGTCAGATGATGGTGGGCATACGTGGTCTAGCGAACATTGGACACAGATGGGTAAAATTGGTCAATATGGCTATCGAGCATTTTGGCGTCGGCTTGGCATGACACTCAAGTTACGCGATCGTGTCTATGAAATATCTGGCACAGACCCAATAAAGCTAGTTATTACGGGCGCCAATTTATTAGTGAGTGCAACAGGTAAATAATGGCTAATCCCGACATCACCAAAATCCCCGCGCCTAGGACACCATTCCTAGACAAAGAATCTGGCGATATTACGCCTGCTTGGTATCGGTTTTTATATAATCTATTTACGACAACTGGCAGCGGTACTGGCGCTGGAATTAGCACGGCTAACGGTGGTACAGGCCAAACAAGTTACACCGATGGTCAACTGCTGATTGGCAATAGCACCGATAATAGTTTAAATAAAAACACTTTAGGTACCGGCACCGGAATTAGTGTAACTAATGGGCATGGCACCATTCAGATTAATAACACCGGCGTTACTTCGGCGGTAGCAGGTTCTGGCATAGCTGTTAGTGGTGGTACTGGCGCAGTAACAATTACCAATAACGGTGTTATATCTATTATTGCTGGCACAGGAATTACTAAATCAGGCACTACCAATGTAACTGTTAATAACGATGGTGTACTAACCTTTAGTGGTGGCACAACAGGGTTAACGCCAAACACGCCTACTAAAGGTGCTATCGTACTAGCTGGCACACTTGCGGTAGCCAACGGCGGTACAGGTGCAACAGACGCAGCAACCGCAAGAACTAATTTAGGATTAGGTAGTGGGCTTTCAGTAACAATTAACACCGCTAAATTAACTTCTTTAGGCGCCAACGGTAGCATGACATTTACCAATGGCATTTTAACCGCACAAACACAGGCGACATAATATGATTAATACTTTACTTCAGCTTTTAAAATCTCGCACAGTCTTATTTGCTTTACTGTTAGCGGTCTTATCAATTTTGCAAGGCTATGTTTTTCTATTGCATATTTCACCAGTACAACAAATGTTTGTTGGTATTGGTCTTAGTGTAATCGTGACCATCTTGCGTATTATCACCACACAACCTATTTCATCAAAATAGTATGAATATAACCATGACATTCGGCAAAGGGTTGTTGCCTAATGTACCCTTACGTCAAAGGGTAGAAAACTTGCAACATGAGATTTCTAAGCTACCACAATATGAACCTAAGACTACCCATACGTTCCATGCAGGGATGTATTGCCGTGAAGTATGGCGACCAGCAGGTGTTTTAGTGGTTGGTAAAGTTCACAAAAAAGAACATTTTTATTTAATCGTATCAGGTACAGTAGCAATTACTACAGATGATGGGGTACAATTAGTTACTGGCCCACATTTGTTGTGTAGTACGCCTGGTACAAAACGTGCTGTGTATGCAGAAACAGACGCTTTATGTATGACTTTTCATGTTGTAGATGCTAAAACAATTGAAGATGCTGAAGCTGAATTAGTTGAAACAGATGCAAACGATATGTACACTATTGGTAATACTATTAAAGATCAACAGATAGAGGTAACACTATGACTTTTTGGGTAGCAGGAGCCGTTGTAGGCAGCGCCGTAATCGGTGGGTTAGCGTCTAACAAGGCGGCTAGTACCCAAGCACAAGCAGCGCAACAAGCAACGCAAGTTCAACAAGACGCATTAGGTCGTCAGATTGAATTAAACAAACCATTCTATGACGTTGGTGTAAACGCTACCAATAAATTGGCTAGTCAAACACCTTACACACCTGATGCGTTTAATTACTCTGCCGACCCAGGCTATGCGTTTCGATTTAACGAAGGCATGAAAGGCTTGAACGCGTCAGCCGCAGCTAGAGGTGGTTTAATCTCTGGCAACGCATTACGTGCTGCAACCAACTATGGTCAAGAAGCAGGATCACAAGAATATCAAAACGCATACAATCGTTATTTAACTGGTAACGCGCAAAAGTTACAAGCATACAACACTAATACTGGTGTGTTACAAAACCTAGCAAGTATGGGGCAAGGATCAGCAAATAACCAAGCCGCAGCTGCTGGGGCTTTTGGTAACTCAGCTGCCGGAAATATTATCGGTGCAGGTAATGCAAATGCTGCCGGTACAGTAGGTGGCGCTAACGCAATAACAAGCGGGTTAGGAACTTATTTAAACTACAATCAAAATCAGAATATGTTAAATGCGTTTAACAATCGAAATATGTCTTCATACGCTAATCAATACGGCAACAGTAATATATATGGCGGCGGTGGTGGCGGGGTTATTCCTTCAACTGTTGACCCTTTCATAGGATAAACATGGCAAATATTGACACCAACATTGCATTAGGAGTTAAACCACTCCAAGTAGAAAATCCAATGAATCAGTATGCGGCGTTGTCGCAGATTCAAAACGCGCAGAATCAAAATATGGCTGCGCAGAATCAAAACGCATTGGCGCAATATCAATTGTCGGCGGCTAAACGTGGGGATGAAAAAGTAAATTTTCTTAACCAATCTTTTGCAAAAAATACTGACCCAACAACAGGTAAGATTAATTACGCAGGTGTGTATAGCGACGCGGCAAAAGGTGGTTTTGGTTCTGACCTTCCTAATTTAGTAAAAGCACAACAAGAAGAACAAAAACAAGCTGGGGCAATTGAAAAGCAAAATATTGAAGTAGAAGGGCTTAAATTTGAGCAAAAAATAAAAAAAATGAACAAAGCCGTTACTGACATTATTAATTTAAATACCCCGCAAGAAGCAATTGCGGGGGTTGAAAGACATTTAGCTAATGGTGACATTGATCAAGTAAAAGCAGACCAACTTAAACAATCTATTGCGCGAGAACCTGATTTTAGAAAATGGCAAAAAAATACCGCAATGAATATTTTAGATGTAAAAGATAGATTTGAAGTTGATCATAAAAATAGAATAGCGGCAACTGGCGAAAAGAACGCTACTACTAGCGCTGGGCAATTAGTATTAGCGCGAGATAAATATAACTTTGAAACTAACCCAGAAGCACAAGCTAACATGGCTAAAGTTAAAAAAGGTGGTGAATTAGCGGCTACTGAAGAAGTATCAAGAGTTAAAGATATTCAAGGCGCTAGAAAAGTTCTTGAAACTATTGGTTTTAATCCTATAAGTGGTGAAGATAAAGTTAGAAACTTAATTAAAAAATCTACTGGTAGTTACGGCGGCGCTTCAGTTGACTTTTTAGGTAGGGTAATTGGTGAATCTACAGAAGGTGCAGATGCTATTGGTCAATTAAAAACTTTTGAAACTAAAATAGCAACTGATTTACTTGGTGGTAAATTAGGCGCGGGTATTTCCAATGATGATCGTAAATTTATTATGGCGGGGTTAGGTGAAATTTCAGATAATACTCTACCTAGAGATACACGCGAACTAGCATGGAGTCAAGTTGTTGATCGCATGCGTAAAGTTGGGTTGATGGACTTACCTTCAGACGCAAAACCAACGCCAACACCAACACCAACAAATCCTACTGCGCCTGCACCTTCAGGTACAAAAAAACCATCACTTGATGATATATTTAAACCAAAACCTAAGCCATAATGACTACTATTCAAGAACAAATTGCACAAGCAAGATCTGCGGGGTATGATGATGCGGCTATTACTAAGCATCTTGGTACGTTGCCAGATTACAGTTCAAAAGTAAAAACGGCTTTAGATAATGGGTATAAGCCTACAGATATATTGTCTTATTTAGAAACACCCCCTAAACGTCAAAACGTAGGCGCTGAAAAAGGCAATATGTTTACGCAAGGCGTTGAGGATATGCAGTACGATCCAATGTCCGGTTTGCCGTTAAACACCGCAGGATATGATTCAGCACCAACAGGTGCTACAGGCGTTGCTGCTAAAGCGTTAACAACAATGGCAGGCGTACCTATTAACTATGCAATGGGCGCAGCATCAATACCTTTAAACGTAGCCAATTTAGCTAGTAAAGTAACAGGTGTGGGTCAACCCGCAACAACAATGTCTAGCATGATAACTGGTCAAAAACCACTATCTATGACTGAACAAGCGTTACAAGCTAAAAATCAGATTGTGCAAGGTGTTAATCAACAAAGTTATGCACCAGTAACTAAAACGGCTGCGTTTGCTGGCGAGGTATTTAACCCAGTAACGATGGCGGTACCCGGTGCGTTAGGCAGCGCGGTAACTAAAATTAGTTCTGTAAACCCTGCATTGGCTAAATTTGCTGCGCCAATTGCCGAATCATTAGCGTCAAGTGGCTTTAAAACAGGAATTGTACCAACTAACGCGTTACAAAAAATATTAAATTTAAGTGTGCAAGGTGCAGGCGGCGCCGGTACAAGCGTAGTTACAAATATGTTAATTAGTCCTGAGCAATCTAATACTACAGCAGGCGCTATAGGTGCTGCCGTGCCTATTGCAGTTCCACCGGTTGCAAAAGGTATTGCTATTGCCGCAGGTAAAGTTTGGGATTTAGCTACTAATCAAGCTGCTAAAGTTGAAGCAGGTAAAATTGCTCGTAAAATGGCTGGTGATACGATTAATGAGATTCGTGCAGCCAATGGCATAGCACCAATGGATATAGACGCGGCACAAGCAGCGTATGGTATTCAAAATGACGTATGGCAAGCGTTTCTTGATGTTGTTAAAGGTAAAGATACTAAAGCAGTATTTAGCACTTTAAAAACTAAACAAGCGCAAGATCAGTTTAATATGATAGCAAATATGGCTAGAGGTGCTACCGAAGCAGAAGCAAAAACTAGCCGTGAAGTAGCAAATAAAACATTAAATAATTTAACTACACGTGGTCGTGAAGAAAATATGTTAAACGCTAATCTTGGTAAGGAAATTATGGTTCCTTTACAACAAGAAGCCGATTTAGCTAGACAAGCCGCAGCTGCTAATGTAGAAAAAGTGCGCCGGTTAAGTAACCCACAAGTAACAATAGAACCCCTTAATATTACACCTAAGCTAATAGATAACGCAGGTGTTAATGCGCCGGGCGTACAAGCAAGAGCAATTAACCCTGCGCCAACTAATTTGGCTACTGACGCTAATTTAACTAATTTAGCTAATAGAGCAGATGAAGTGGCTAATAAAGCCGCCGCAGAATCATTAACGCAAGGCGAAATTGCAAGAAATGCTGAAGCTAAATTAGCTGATTTAACTGCTAAAGGAATACAACCTTTAGATGTTAGTGTTATTACTAAAAAATTAAGTGAGTTTGCAAATCAAGTAGGCACAAGGGCAGACCCAATACAAGTAAGTGTATTAAATAATCTTAACCAACATATTAAAAATGTGGCTAAGACTGGTGGTGGAATTATGGATGTTAACGATCTATACCAAATTCGTAAAACTGGTCTTAACGACGCTATTGAAAAAGAATTAAGATCTAATGGGCTTGATCCTAGTACGCAAAGTAAACGCATAGCAGATATGCTAACGCAAATTCGCCCTCTAATTGATGATGCTATTGAAAAAGCTGGAGGTAAAACATGGCGTGATTATTTAGCTACCCATTCAGCCGGATTAAAGCAAATTGAACAAATGGAAATGGCTGATAAGTTAAGAAACTTATACACGACAGATAAGAATACTTTTGTTAAATTGGTTGAAGGTAATGACACAAAAGCAGTTCAAGACATATTTGGACCAGGCAATTACGATATTGCGGTGCAAATGTCTGAAAAAATAAAACCTTTACTAAAAATTAAAGATGAAATTGTACGCGATGCAAAAATTAAAGAACAGATTAATACTGCTCGCCGTGCATTAGGTTTTAAAGAAAATAGTTGGGCAGAAAAAATTCCTGGTTTCGTAGGGTTAGAAACTGCCGTTGCTAAAAAATTAATTCAAACTATTGAAGGTAAAATTAACGACAAAGCAATGCAAGTGTTAATTAAAGGTGCGGAGTCAGGTAAAAGTATGAATGAAATATTAAATACTTTACCTGCATCTGAAAGGACTAAATTTTTAAATGTGTTAAACGACAGTAAAGAATGGTCACCTTTAGTTGGTACTGCCATAAATCGCGCAACAAACAGAAACAAATTAGCACCAGAACAACTTAATCAAAATGCCCTTGCGAGATAATATGGAAAATCAGTCATTATTTAATATTGTAGTTGTTGCAGTTTTAGCTTGTGCCGGATGGTTTGCTAGACAATTATGGGATGCTATTCAGCAATTAAAAAATGACCTTAAAGAAATTGAAGTGGATTTACCCACACAATATGTTCGCAAAGTAGATATTGAATCAAGATTTGACAAATTAGAATCCATCTTAGAAAAGATTTTTGATCGCTTAGACCGAAAGGCTGACAAATGAGTTTAGATCCTATTAGCGCGGCGCTCGACCTTGGCAACACGCTCATCACACGTATCTTCCCCGACCCAGCACAAGCATCCCAAGCAAAACTTGAACTTCTAAAGTTACAACAGTCTGGTGAACTTGCTTCTATGACTGCGCAGACTGACATCAATAAAGCAGAAGCTACTAATTCCTCTCTATTCGTGTCAGGCTGGCGCCCAGCGTGCGGTTGGGTATGCGCTTTGGCGTTAGCATATCAATACTTATTAAGGCCGTTAGCAGGCACGATTGCCGGTATATTTGGGGTTGTAATTCCACCATTGCCAGGGCTTGATGATAACCTTTGGCAACTGCTCATGGGGATGTTGGGTATGGGTGGTCTAAGAACATTTGAGAAACTTCAAGGGGTAGCCGCTAAATGAACCTAACTGAACACTTTACACTAGAAGAACTCACGCATACCGACCACCGTGAGTTTGACAACACTCCTAATGATGCAGAGATTGCTAACCTACAACGATTAGCTGAATTTCTTGAAAAAGTAAAAATGGTACTGCGTGGCAAACCGATTATGATTAACTCAGCATTTCGGTCTAAGCAAGTGAATGATGCCGTAGGTTCTAAAGACACTAGCCAACATCGTGTAGGGTGCGCGGCTGACATCCGTGTGCCTGGCATGAAACCAGATGAGGTAGTGCAAGCGCTCATGGCGTCTGGGCTTGAATATGATCAACTTATCCGTGAGTTTGACAGTTGGTGCCATATTTCTATCCCTAACCATCCTACTGATAAGCCACGCAAGCAAGCGCTAATTATTGATCGCAGCGGCACTAGACTTTACGCGTGATTGACTTGGCGCGTGCCAACCTATTCTTTTAAAACTTTCAAGAATGTTGGTGTGTCTTGCTGGAACATAAAACCAATTGGGGTTTTTCCATCCGGGTTTATAGTTGTTCATTAGTTGTCCTTGTGTTGATGTGTCGGTAGGCTTTAATCGCCGCCTTCAAGTCTTGTTGTAGCGCATCAATACGACACGCATCATCTATCAGATGGTTGTAGGACTCCTTAGCAAACTGCACTAAGTTGTCATGCGACCAACTTTCAAAATCAGGATTAATCACGGTGCCACCGCTTCTTTCATTATCTCAATACGCTCACGGCTCACACGTAAGGTGTTGTACCTCATGTGAAGGCGCTCGAGAATAGACGCGCGTCTAGGCCCTTGCCTTTCAGCGTTGAGCATCTCCAAGACTTCAGCTTCAGTCAGTTGATTTAATGTTGCTAGTAATTGTCGCCAGCTTAAAGGTTTCATCTTCTATCTTTCTATTTAAAATTTCAATTTCATCAATGGTTTTAATTAACTCGCGTGACACGATATTAAAATTACGTTGCCTAATTTTTAGTGTTGCTTTCGCAGCCTTTAGCTTGGCTTTGTACTGATCTACTCGCTTCATGGGCTTCCTTTCTAGTCTGTTCGGTTAAAAAAATGGTTAAAGTACAAATAAAAAATGCTATTAAAAACCCAAAAAATATTAATCTCATTTATGTAAGCCTTTCCAATATTGAACTTTATTTTTTAGATGCTCAATTTCTTCTTCAAGTTCATTGATTTTTTTATTGGTTGCCAAGGTTAAATTTTTTAATACAAAGTTTAACTGTTTAATCTCTTTGGCTTGTTGTTGTAGCATATCGGCTGCTTCAACATACCCAGCATTTCTTACTCTTAAAACCAAACTATCAAAAGGTGATTGGTTATCTTTCATCCTTACTCTCCTCAAAAAAATCGGTGGCTTTAAACCCTTTGTTTTTTAAAATCTTTTTTGCTTTGGTTAACGCAGCATTTTTAATATTATTGACGCTTACCTCGCTAAGACCTAACTCTTTCGCAACTTCGGATGCGTTATCCAGCAGTCCAAATCTAGGTTTTAATATACTCATTTCAATTCTTCCATAGTTATTTCCGATAATGCCTTTTTATCCTTCAAGGCGGTTAATATACGATTCTCAATCGTACCCTCTGTTACTAATATGTAAACCCATACCTCTTTTGTTTGACCACTACGGTGCAGACGACCAACAGTCTGCTCATACAACTCTAAACTCCACGGCAACGATACAAACACCATCTTGTTGCCACCAAACTGAAGATTCAACCCATGCCCTGCTGACTTGGGGTGTAGCAAAAACAATTCAACCTTGCCATCATTCCAACGCTCGATAACCTTCTCATCATTAATCGTCTGGGCATGAGGATAGCGACGCTTGAGTTCTGCCAACTCCTCGATGTAATTGTAAACAATGATGGTATTGGCGTGTTGGTTCTCCTCAAGCAAATCATCTAGCAAATCAAACTTATGGCTACTAAACCAAATCGGTACTTTCGTCACGTTCATGCGACCAGGGGTATTGGATGGTGTCGTTTCAGTCTGGTAGACAAAGCCAGACGCCATCTGTTGCAACTTCTGTGTAACGGCTGCTGCGCTAACGGCGGTGATAATTTCCTTGGCAAACTGTACGGCGTAGTCTTTCTTCATCGCTTTGTACGGCTTGTCGTCTGCCATTGTCGCCCTTAACTCAACCTCATGGCATGGTGGCAACTTGTCCTTGTATTCGCCTGCATCTAGCACAAACGTAGCAAGCTTAATACGTTCCATGACCTGCGTGAGTGACCCTACTCTTGGCTCCCATTCACCGAAATCACGGTTGATTAAGACAAAATACTGTTGCATAAACGCGCCCTTAGACCGACCAAGTAGGGATTCATCCACCACTTTGCATTGGCCGTAGACATCTTCTAAGCCGTTGGAAGTAAACGATCCGGTCAAGCCCCAACGGATGCGCATGGGTTCTAACACTTTCATCAACGCTTTGAAGCGTTTGCCGGATGGGTTCTTGAGTTTGGTCAACTCATCAAATACTACGCCGTCAAAGTCTAACTTTTGTTCGGACAACCATTGAATATTGTCGTAGTTCGTCACCACCACAGGGTAGCCAGAGTGTAGGGCTTGCAGGCGTTGTGCTGGGGTGCCAACTGCTACGGCAATCGGCATATCGGTAGCCCACTTGGGTTGCTCAACCGGCCACACATCAGTACAGACACGCTTGGGCGCCAACACTAGCCAACGCTTGACAAACTTGTAGCGCAGCATATCTTGCATGGCTATAAGGGTAAGAGCCGTCTTGCCTGCACCGACTGGCGCAAGAATCATGGCTCGGTTGTTCTCATAAAGAAAGTCGGCAGCCTTTTCTTGGTATTTACGCAATTGCATCATTAATCCTTTTACCAATCCAAGCCACTACAGGCACCGCCCATGAGTTACCTAACGCTTTATAACGTGGGCCATCTGGGCAATTAGGCTTGATATTTGTGTATCCATCTGGAAAACCTTGCAAACGCTCGCATTCGATTGGGGTTAATCTTCTGACCGCCATGTTGTGATGGATTTGTTGGTCTTGCGTAGTTGATATAGTAAATGCTTTTTCATCTTGACCTAAATAACCTTTACCACCACCTTCGCAACCACCACGCACTTTAAAAGCGTGAACCACAGCAGTTTGGTTGTCCCCCATATTGGCTCTTAATGTTGGTGTTTGTTCTTCAACAAACCGATTAGGTTCACCTTCTCTTTTTGCAATTCCAGGCTCAAACCCATAAGACACCCCATGTACACCCGTCGCATTGAGGGTATACATTGGGCCGTTCTCAGTAAAACCGTTGCCATTACCACCATTTTGGGGTTGTCTACCAATTGTGTTTTCAGCCAACGCAATAGCTTGTTGAACCACATATTGTGCATCGGCAGTAGTATCATTGCCCACTCTACTAATACCTGCAGCACTTGAGGTAAGTGTAGGGGCTAAATCATTGCAATAGCCAATTTTTGAAACAATCATTTTGTCGTGGTCAAAAGAACCTAAGCCTTTATAATCTCTCGCTAATAAAGTACCTACTTTTTCAACTACTACGGCATTTCCTTCACTTCTTGCTGGGTTATAGCTGCTGTGGCTTGAAGGGCTTTTTGTAAGGCAATTGGCAATTTCTTGCCCCTCTTTTCTGCTCGGCGAAGTATCCCGTCGCACGCCTTCGAACTCAAAAAGTATCTCTGCGGGACAGATGTCGTTTCTAGCACTTGCGACAACAAACACTCGCTTCCGACGTTGGGCCAAGCCGAAATATTGGGCATCGAGTGTCCTCCACGCGACTGCTCTTTTGGGGCCATCAATAAAACCAGCGTCTGTCCATCTGCTCCCTGGCGGGATGAGTGCGTCGCTTTCACCGGCAAGTCCTGCAAGAAAACATCCAAAGGCGTTGTCTTTGGTGTTGAGGACTCCTGGCACATTTTCCCAAAAAATAATGGTTGGATTGGATTGTTGAATAAGTCTACGTTCGTCAATTGCATCTGCGATCTCACAAAAAGTTAATGATAAGTTTCCACGGCTATCGTCAAGGGATTGCCGTAGTCCTGCTACGCTAAAAGCTTGGCATGGTGTGCCGCCACAAAATACATCGGGGGCTTCTATCTCACCTAACCGTATTTTGTCGGCAAGTAAAGTCATGTCGCCAAGGTTAGGGGTATTGGGGTAATGATGCTTTAGCACTTCACAAGGGAATTTTTCAATCTCGGACAACCACGCAGCTTCCCAACCTAAAGGATGCCACGCAACACTAGCGGCTTCAATGCCACTACACACACTACCAAATCGTATTTTCATAGTTTATTTTTCCATTCGTTTATTTGATTTTTATCCCACAGACACGCGTAATTTTGATTTAGTTTTGCCATTTCCTCCGCAAATAAAACTTGCAAAGGCGATAGGCGACCACCTTTAGGCCGTTTAATTTCGACAAACCAGGTCGAGCCGTCAGGTAGACAAGCAATTCGATCAGCCACCCCACGATGATTAATTGACTTGAATTTAAAACTTTTGCCACCGAGTGACGCAACTGCCCAAATGAAGTATTTTTCAATTTCTGACTCACTTTCTGATTTATTTTTAATTTCCATGTAAAAAAGTTTAACACAATATTTTTATTTGTGTATAATAAAATCTCCAATCAACTAAATTAAAGGTAAATAAAAATGAAAGCATTTCCAAGTGAGCATAAAGAATATAAAGATGGTTATACAGTTGCACAAGATGGCATGGATTTAAGAGATTACTTCGCTGCTAAAGCAATGCAAGGAATGGTTTTTAAAATAGAAGAATATTATCTTGAATATTTAGCAATGCAATCTTATAAAATTGCTGATGCAATGATGAAAGCGAGGGCTGCATAATGGCTAATCATTCAAATATCGTCGGCGGCTCAACTGCTAAAAGGGTTATTAACTGCCCAGCATCGGTTGCCTTATGCGCTAAGATGCCACCAAAGCCAAGCAGTAGCTATGCCGATGAAGGTACATTACTGCATGACGCAATTGCACAAGTATTAGGTTCAGATATACCACCAGAGTCTTTGCTTGGTATGAGGTATAACGACCAAGTATTAACGCAAGAATTAATTGACAACAAATTAATGGGGGCTTTAAAACTATTGCATGAAGTAGATCCTAAGCTTGAGATGGAATATGCAGTAGAAACTAAAGTTAATTTTGGTGACTTCTTACCTAATGTCTTTGGTTCATGTGATTTAATTGGTCGTATCGGTAATTGCGCAATCGTACTCGACTGGAAGTTTGGTGATGGCGTAGCAGTTAGCGTAGAAGAAAACGAACAGTTGATGTTTTATGCTGCCGCAGCCATGCGTACTGAATCAGCGAAGTGGGCGTTTGATGGTGTTGATGCAATTGAATGTGTCATTATTCAGCCACCTATGATTAGACGTTGGGTGACGACTAAAGAGCGTATTGCGCAGTTTGAAACACAACTCCAACACGCAGTTTACGAGTCAGAAAAGAAAACGGCAACCATGAAGGCAGGTGAGCATTGCAGATGGTGCGCAGCCAAGCCGACTTGCCCACAAATGACTGGTGCAGTTGACCGCGCGTTGCATACAAGTTTAGAATCATTAGACGCGCAGAGAATTGGTGCATACTTAGCAAACTGTGACTTGTTAGAACAATGGATTACAGACTTGAGAGCATTAGCATTTCAAATGCTTGAGAATGATAAGCCTGTGCCAGGGTGGAAGTTGGTCAACAAGCGTGCTACACGCCAATGGTCGAATGAAACTGAAGCAAGCGTTCAACTAGCCGACTTAGGTATTGATGCGTTTAAGAAGTCGATTGTATCCCCTGCGCAAGCAGAAAAAGAACTCAAGAAGTTAGGCGCAAAATTGCCTGACGACTTAGTAGTAGCAGTAAGTAGCGGCAGTACGTTGGCGCGTGAAGATGATTCACGCCCAGCCGTGGTAAACATCGGGAAGCAACTCACCGCGGCCCTTTCTAAAATTCAATAAGGAATAAAATTATGTCAAATTTAACTACATTTTCAGCAGCAAAATTACCTTCAGTCGAATCATTATCTACAGCATTACGTGCTTTAGAAACCGATGTTGGCGCAGCAGGTGTCGTCATCATCAAGATGGACAAAACAGGCCATTGGGTATTCGGTGCAGATCAGACCGAAGTCGAAGATGATTCTACATGGGCAGTCAATCCTTTCTCATTCGTGCATGGTTACATCGCATGGGGTGATGGTGAAGTGCTTGGTGAGAAGATGGTATCAGTATCTCAGCCATTGCCGGAACTTGACGCAGCGCCACCTAACGCAAAGAAAGGTTGGGAAACGCAGGTCGGTATGTCCATGAAGTGTTTGACTGGCGAAGATAAGGATATGGAAGTACGTTACACCACAACTAGCGTTGGTGGCAAACGATCAGTTCAAGCCCTAGCCGTAGCCATCGCAACACAAGTAGAAACAGATAGTAGTAAGCCTGTTCCGATTGTGTCGCTAAAGAAAGAGCATTACAGTCACAAGTCTTATGGCCGTATCTATACTCCAATCTTTGACATTCAGTCATGGGTAGGTATGGATGCCGACAAAGCCGAGCAGTTAGAAGCACCGAAAGAAGCAGAAACTGCAGCAGAAGCACCAGCGCCTGCAACTCGTCGTCGTAGAAGCTAAGTCTTAGGGGTGATTAAGCAGATATTCGAGGATGTCACAAGTATGTTATTTTTCTGCTTTCTAACATATGTGCAATAGTGACCGAATCGACGCCCCACCTATCCTATGACAATACTCTATTTAGATTTTGAAACGCGTAGCCGTTGTGACCTTATCAGTCGTGGTGGCTACAACTATGCCAAGGACATCAGCACTTCGGTGCTGTGTCTTTCCTATGCTTTCAATGATGAAGATGTACAGACATGGGTGCCTAGTCAACCATTCCCACAACAAATTATTGACTTTATCCAACAAGGCGGTCAGATTAGGGCGCATAACGCTGCGTTTGAGCGTTTAATCTTTTGGTATGTCTTATGCCCTGATTACGGCATCCCCGAACCAAAGTTAGAGCAGTTCTATTGCACCGCAACACAAGCACGTGCCAACTGCGCGCCAGGTTCACTCGAAGATGTCGGTCGCTTTAGTGGTGCCAATATGCGTAAGGATCACCGTGGCAGTCAACTCATTCGTTTGTTGTCTATTCCTAAAGCTGACGGTGCATTCAATGACGACCTTACGCTAATGGCTGAGATGATTTCTTATTGCAGCCAAGACGTTCGTGCTATGCGTGCGATTAGCAAGGCCATGCGCCAGTTATCGGATGAGGAGTTGGCTGACTATCATGTGAATGAGCGCATCAACGACAGGGGGGTTTTAATCGACACCGACTTATGTAACGCAGCCATCGGTTATGCAAGTGTCGAGTTAGAAGAAATTGAGAAGATTGTAACTGAAGTGACTGAGGGGGAAATTACCTCAGTTCGTAGCACCAAGATGCGTGAGTGGGTGCTTGCACGTGTCGGTAATGAAGCTAAGAAACTGATGGAAATTTACAAAGATGATGTCAAGAAGTATTCCATTGACAAGTCGGTAAGGGCTAATCTATTAGTTCTTGCGCAAGAAAATCCAGAACAAGTGCCGCCAAACGTGGCAGATGTTATCCAATGCGCTGATGACCTATGGGCGTCGAGCGTAGCCAAATTTAAACGATTAAAGGAATTAGCCGATGTTGAAGATCAACGAGTTCGAGGAGCGTTCGTGTTTGCTGGTGGAAGTGCTACGGGCAGAGCAAGTAGCTACGGCGCCCAAGTCCACAACTTCACCCGAAAGTGTGCTAAAGAACCCGACGCCGTCAGGCAAGCAATGGTTAGAAGCCACGCAATTGTGCCTGTTTACGGAAAGCGAGTTACCGACGTACTCAAAGGAATGTTGCGACCAGCAATTATACCGATGCACGGAAAATCCTTGGTAGTAGCCGATTGGTCAGCAGTTGAAGCAAGAGTAAACCCTTGGCTATCTAATTGCCCATCTGGTGTGCAGAAGTTAGACTTGTTCCGTACTGGTGCTGATGTTTATAAGCACAATGCAAGTGCGACCTTTAGGGTGGCAGTTGATCAAGTGTCTGACAGTCAGCGTCAACTAGGTAAGGTGCAAGAGTTAGCGTGTGGCTTTGCTGGTGGTGTGGGTGCCTTTGCTGCAATGGGTAAGGTCTACGGTGTATCGTTGCCAGAGCCTTTAGCCAAGCAGATGGTTAACGCTTGGCGTATGGCAAACCCTTGGGCAGTCGATTTATGGCAGAATTTAGAGAACGCTTACACCAGAGCCATGCGTAATGTTGGGCGCGAGTTTAGCGCAGGGCGTGTGGCTTATCTGTTTGATGGTCAACACTTATGGTATGCACTTCCAAGCGGTCGTGTGTTATGCTATCCATTCGCAAAGTTAGAACCAGATGGAGTTACTTATGCCAAATCAGCATGGAAACCTGCCGCAGACGCAACAGAATGGCCACGTGGCAGATTATGGAGAGGGCTTGCCTGCGAGAACATTACGCAAGCCGTTGCCAATGATTTACTTCGACATTCACTACGTCAATTGGATGATGTGGTTTTACACATACATGATGAAATAGTCGTGGAAACATCCGAACCAGAAGCGGTAACGCAGAAGATGCAAGAGGTGATGTGTACTCCACCGGCATGGGCGCAAGGATTACCATTAAACATTGAAGTAAATACAATGCAGCGTTATGGAAAGTAATTAAAAAAAAATCCCCTAGCTACTTTATTAGATTTGGCTAGGGGATTTAAAAAGTCAACACTCACGGAGATACAAAATGAAACAAAATCTATTAGATTATATCATCAACTTAGCACCGGAAGGCGAAACTGCGTTAATCGTTCGACAAAAGCCACAACTGAAGAACAACGAGATGCAGTTCCATGCAGACGGTGCAGTCAAATGCACATGGCCTGCTTACTTGCCGACTGCCAAGACTCGAACAGGGGAAGCGTGGTATGTGAATACTGCATCGTTTATCATTGACCGGTTCGAGGATGGGCGCATCTCAGCAAGCGCGTCTAACTGCGAGTATGTTCTATTTATGATGCTAGATGACATTGGCACCAAGTCCAAGACCCCACCACTTGCACCAACGTGGATTTTAGAAACTTCTGAGGGGAATTTTCAGTACGGCTACGCGTTTACTGAACAACCGACCAAGGGGGAGTTTACCGCAGCCATTCGAGCCATTGCCGATGCAGGTTACACCGATGCAGGGGCTTGCAATGCGGTACGCAATGTTCGTTTGCCGGGTAGTATCAATCTGAAGCCTGGTCGCAATAATTTTGAAGCAAAATTGGTTGAGTTTACGCCTTTGAACGAATATACTTTAGGAGATATCTGCGATGCGTTGGGGGTTACCCCAGCGCCTGCTGATACGAACCATTATCAACCGCTAAGATTAGCAGATAATGGTAGCGACAACGTGTTAGCGTGGCTTAATACTGAAGGCCTCATCTTGTCCAAAATTAATGGTGAGGGGTGGCTAGGCGTTATCTGTCCGAACAATGCAGAACACACCGACGGCAATCCAGAGGGGCGTTACAAGCCGTTGGATCGTTCGTACTGTTGCTTACATTCGCATTGTATTGACTTCGATTCTAGGTCGTTTTTAGCGTGGGTTGCCGATAATGGTGGCCCGACAGTCGCTCATGGATTACGTGAAGAACTCATTTCGGAAGCGATGAATGTTGCGCTTGCTAAAATCAGCCCATCTGATATGTTTAGTAACGATGCCGATGCCCACATTGCCGAAGTTGAGCGTAAACAGTTAGGTCGTGTCGAAAAAGAGGAATGGTATCAGCGCTTCGCTTACGTGCAGGATGACGAATCATATTTCGATATGCAAGACAGACGCGAGGTTAGCCGTCAGACTTTCAATGCGCTCTATCGTCATATCGATTGCAAGTCAATCCATAGTGGTAGCAGAATATTAGCGTCAAATTGTTTCGATGAGAATAGGCAAGCCAAGGGAGCTAAGGCGTTAGTCGGTATTACCTATGCTGCCGGTGAATCGGTGATTGTTAACCGTGATGGGGATTTATTTGGCAATCGTTGGCGTGACGCTAGACCAAATGTTGAGGGTGCCAAGGGGAATGATCAGTCGGTTTTAGCGTGGTTAGACCATTGCCGTGAGTTGATTACTGAGCCAGAGGAGTTGAGTCATTTACTCGACATCATGGCGTTCAAGGTGCAGAACCCACGCATCAAGATCAATCATGCCGTTTTGCATGGTGGTGATGAGGGGTCTGGAAAAGACACTATGTGGGCGCCGTTCATCTGGGCAGTCTGTGGGCCACACCTTAAGAATCGTGGGATCATGGATAGTAATAGCGTGACTAGCCAGTGGGGTTATCAATTAGAGTCTGAGATTCTCATCATTAACGAATTGAAAGAACCGGATGCCGCAGCACGTAGGCAGTTAGCTAACCAACTTAAGCCAATCATTGCAGCGCCCCCAGAGATGTTGCCAATTAATCGCAAAGGCTTACACCCATACCAAATGGCAAATAGACTGTTCGTTTTAGCGTTTTCTAATGACCCTGTTCCGATTAGTTTAGCGTCCCAGGATAGAAGATGGTTTTGCGTATGGTCGGCAGCCCCAAAGATGGACTCAAACAAGGCTAAAAAAATGTGGGATTGGTACCAAAATGGGGGTTTCGAGTCGATTTCAGCGTGGTTGCATAGCCGTGATGTAAGTCACTTCAACCCATCTGCCCCACCCTTTACAACTGAATTTAAATCTAACCTTATCGAACATGGAATGTCTATGGCTGAATCATATCTTGTCGAGATGTTGCGTAATCGTAGTGGGGAGTTCACAAAAGGGGTGATTAGCTCACCTTTTCACGCTCTCTGCGATCGTCTAACTGGGTTAGCCCCTAGCAATGTTAAAGTGCCACAAGCCGCACTCCTTCACGCTTTAAAAGAAGCAAATTGGGTGGATTGTGGGAGGTTAAAATCAAGGGAGTTTGACACTAAAAAGCATATTTTTGCCGCCCCAGAAGTTGCGTTGAGTTTGAGTAAGTCAGAATTAAGAAGGGCAGTTGAGGACATACCAACCCCCCAAGTAGTCAAATCCAAGTAAAAGAAAAGCCCCAATTAAGGGGCTTTTTTGTTGGGGTTGAGGGGCTTTATAAGTCGAATAAAGCGATTAAAAGAAAGAGGATTGCGAACATGGCGAGAGCGTGGATCATAGCGTTACACTCTTTTCTATTGTTCCGTTGTATCGATTAGCGAATAGTGTTGCACTTTCTTTAGTAGCAAATCTAATTGAGAGTTCTTCACCTTGGATTTTATAGAATACGATGTACATGGTTTATTTTCCTTTTAAGTTAGTTGATGCGACGGATCCAATGCTCGATATTGCCATGAGATAAGTTACAAGAACCCCCTAATTCAAGATTATTAATTTCATGGTATTCATCTAATGAATAATCGGGGTTGTTGATAAAATTTAATTGATATTTATATTCAAGGCGTGACTTATTTGATGGGCTAGACAAGTCTAAAAAATAAAGTTCATATTGTTTTGGGTTCATTTTTATTTCTCCAAATAGTCGGTGATTTTATAAGAATCGTTAGAATCTAACGAGCTTAGGTACATTACTAGTTCATCCTTGGTAAATGTTTTTAAGTGAAAATAGAGGGCATCAACTAACACATGAGGTTCACAAGTGTTGGCAATGTCGCTTGACAACTCGCAAAAATCGACATTCTCAAGGTCAAAATATTGGGGGTCTTTTTTTAACCCCTTCGCCAGTATGTAGCCATTAAAAAAGTCAATCAATGAATCTTGTCTAAAATTATCTAATGGCCCTTGGCAATCGATGTAATTCCCATCGTTCATTTTTTCCTCAGACTCATAAGAACAGAATCCCCAGTCTTCACCAACTTTGGGAATATTGCAATCGTTATTATTAACAACAAAAAATATCCCATATTGAGGATAAGCAATCTCCAAGTGATCGCAACCGCCGCCAGTATATACATCTTGAATTTTCACGCTCATTGTGTAACCTCCACGATTCTAAATTCTTCTTCTTTGAATGGACTATCGGTGTAACCCATTACATAGGCTTGATGTTCATCTTGTAAAAATTCATTTAACGATTCTTGGGCATCAATTATTGAATCAAAATATTCAAGTTGAGTTGTGCCATCTTCATTCTCAATTGTCCAAGTGTTAACCCATCCATCACGCAAGGTGAAGTGTTGAATTTCGTAAACCATATTAAAACCCCCCATTTTTAATTGCAAAAATAAAACCTAGTGCCGCACCAATAAAGATAGCGAAAAAGGTACCCCAAAGATAATCTGTAAAATTAGGTTTGTTTTTCATTCTGAGATCTCCAAAGTAAATTTAATACAATCGCTCATAAGGTTAGTTACATCGCAACGAGTGAACTGGGGTTCATCATCAAAAGCTTCCATGATTAAATCAGTTGTTTTATAGTCGGTTTTTAACTTATCTAAAAACCGATTTAATTGTTCCTCTTCACCATCTATTAAGCCAGAATAATCGTTGTTAACAATTGCACATCCGAAGTGACAAGTAATATTAAAAGTAAGATAATCTTTCATTGTGTAATTTCCTTTAGTTTAATTTAGCAAATAATCATTTAAATAATGATCCAAAAGCCTACTCATTGAATAGGCTTTTAAATTTCACTTATTTTCACTCATTAGTCGAGCATAAAACACATCATCAGATATTTTTGCTAAGTAGTCTAATTGATTGTTTACTTCACTTTTTTCGATGTAATGTTCACAGTTGATGTCATGCAATCTCATCATCATGGCGGCAATGCAATCTCCCCCAAGATAAACTGTGTTATTAATTTCGCCTAATAAATCTTGGATATTTTTTTCGGGGTATTCACGCAAAAAGCCCATAATTTCTTTTTCAGTAATTTCGATTTTTAAGTTGATAATCATTTTGTTTTTTCCTTAACAGTTATAAAGTTCAGACAATGCACCATCGATGTCCATCTCATCGTTGTTGTATGACTGGATGGATGTGCTACCCCACCAATACCCCTCAACTTGTTGAGTGCGAGTATTAATCCAAATATTTGGCCCACCAAAAGCCACTAAAATTCTAGCCCCCAAGTATTGCTTTTTTGAATCGACAATGTATTCAATGTCAAGTACATCAGTTAGGTAATCAAAGCCACTTATTACCTCCCCAGTTTCATCGTCTAAATATCCATCTTGGATGGTGTTGACAATGTGGGAAACTTGTTCTTTTAATCTGTTTTCATCTGTTACGCTCATTTAGATTCCTTTAGTTGAGTTAATTAATTTGTTGCTAGATTCTATTGTATCAAAATTTATTACAACAACACAACAATTATTTGCAAATAATTAATTGTTAATTTGTGGACAAAATTGGATCAATTGTGGACATGGTGTGGATAAGAATGTGGACGCGGCGAACTGGCATGAGAACCATATAAACGCTCGATGTGGATAATGTGGATAATGTTACTTGTATATATCTTATAAGTTAAAAAATTAAACAAGATATAGTCAACTTGTACCAATTAAAAATCGATTGTCCACTTGTCCACAATGTCCACAAATGTCCACGCATTTTGTCCATGTTTTTAGCCCCATGTTATGACATGGACAATGTGGACTAAATAAAAAATAGTTGTCCATATTGTCCACAGTCTAAAGTTATTAGGCACCCCAAGCATTCAATAAAAAACAATTGTCCACAATGTCCACATTGTCCATGATGGATGGCACCCCTAAAACTCTAAGCAACAAGCCAATGGCAAACGCCTAGCGATCGCTTTCGGTGCAAGCTAACTGGCAAAAAAGCTTTCGGCTGCAAAGCACCCGGGTAGGGCCTGGGCGTAGGTGTGTTCGCTGATGGAGCGTTTGCAAAAACTTTTTATTTTTTTAGAAATTTTTTATTAGCACTTAGCAAGAAATTTGATACACTATGCAAATGTTCGATAACTTCCAATCCTTCCCTTACGAAGTGCGACAGGTTCGCGCTACGGAGTCACGCCTAGAGAAAATCTACGCCGCTTCCAAGTTAGGACTCAAAGGTGACTCGCTTGCTTTGGCGTCTGGAATGTTGCCTACCGAGTACCGGCAACTGATTCAACTAGATCCGATTGCTGAGATGGCTGAACTCAAAGGCCGCGCCGACGGGGAGATGGAAATGTCCACCGTACTGCACAACGCTGCCAAAGCAGGCGACGCAAAGTCAGCATTAGAAATCTTAAAGCATCAGCACGGGTGGGTCGCAAAACAGCAACTGTCCATCGACGTAGAGCAACGCATCAGCATCACTCAGGCATTAGAACAAGCACAAACGCGCGTCATTGAGGGTGTCTACACCGACGTTGATGCGACGTTCCACGTGAAACCGCAACTAAAAGAAAAGCAAACCGCTTAAATGCAATCCACCATCTACTCTGCAAGTGACGAACAAGAACTGATGGCACGCCTGTGGAGTCCGGCGATTAAGGATAACCCACTAGCGTTTGTGATGTTCTGCTATCCTTGGGGGCAAAAAGGCACCCCACTCGAAAACTTTGCAGGCCCACGCAAGTGGCAACGTGAGGTCTTACTTGACATCGCCGAGCATATCAAACAGAACCAAGGCAAGGTCGACTACGACGTACTGCGTGAAGCGGTAGCTTCTGGTCGTGGTATCGGCAAATCGGCGCTAGTGTCATGGCTCGTGCTGTGGATGATGACCACACGGATTGGTGCCACGGTCATCGTGTCCGCTAACTCCGAGAGTCAGCTACGCTCAGTCACATGGGCCGAGATTACTAAGTGGTTAAGTATGTCCATGAACAGTCATTGGTTCGAGGTGTCAGCAACACGTGTGATGCCAGCTAAATGGCTGACGGAACTAGTCGAGCGGGATCTGAAGAAAGGCACACGGTATTGGAATTTGGAAGGCCGGCTATGGTCAGCCGAGAATCCCGACGCGTTCGCGGGGGTTCACAACTACGACGGTGTGATGGTCGTGTTCGATGAAGCGTCAGGTATTGACGATTCCATCTGGGCGGTAACATCTGGGTTCTTCACAGAGAACACACCCAATAGGTTCTGGTTAGCGTTCAGTAACCCACGGCGCAATAGTGGCTACTTCTACGAAGCGTTTAACGCCAAGCGTGCGTTTTGGAAGAATCGCAACATCGACGCTAGGCAAGTTGAAGGTACTGACAAGAATGTGTATGAGCAGATTATTGAAGAATATGGGGCTGATTCGTATCAAGCCAACGTTGAGGTGTATGGACAGTTTCCATCAGAAGGTGATGATCAGTTTATACCTGTCAGTCTAGTAGATGAAGCGATGAAACGCCCTAAGCATAAGGATGATTCAGCACCGATTACGATTGGTGTAGACCCCGCAAGGTTTGGCTCGGACTCAACAGTCATCGCTGTCCGGCAAGGTCGTGACATTGTAGAGATTAAACGGTACAAGGGCGACGATACGATGACGGTGGTTGGCTATGTGATTGAAGCAATTGAGCAGTATCAACCGGCGATGGTCTGCGTTGATGAGGGTGGACTTGGTGCTGGCGTGGTGGATCGTCTGAAAGAGCAACGGTACAAGATTAAAGGTGTGAACTTCGGCAATAAGGCCAAGAATCCGATGATGTACGGCAACAAACGTGCTGAGATGTGGGGCAATATGAAGGAATGGCTCAAAACGGCAAGCATACCGAGCGACAAGTATCTGAAAAGTGACTTGATCAGCCCGCTGATGAAGCCGGATAGCAAGGGTAGTATTTTCTTGGAATCGAAGAAGGATATGAAGGCAAGAGGGCTGGCGTCACCCGATGCTGCCGATGCTATCTGTTTGACATTTGCATTTCCTGTTGCACACCGCGAAAATAAAGGTATAATCAAACGAAATAATTATCAATCACAAAGTTCAGCAGTTAACTCTTGGATGGGTTCATAATGGCAACGAAAAAACACGACAAACCGATTGCGCACAAAACAACCGGTAAAAACAAAACGTACAACACCACCGAAAAAGGTGCGGGCATGACCGCCAAAGGCCGCGCCGAGTACAACGCAAAAAATGGTAGTAATCTCAAGGCACCCGCTCCCAATCCTAAGACGAAAGCCGATGCAGGCCGTAAAGCGTCATTTTGTGCCAGGATGGAAGGCGTTGTTAAACACGCTAAAGGCGACGCACCACGCGCCAAGGCATCACTTAAGAATTGGAACTGTTAAATGGCAACTAAACCAGGACTTTATGCTAACATTCATAAAAAACAAGCTAGGATAGCTGCGGGTAGCGGTGAAAAAATGAACAAAGTAGGTTCAAAAAACGCACCGACAGCAAAAGATTTTAAAGATTCAGCAAAAACTGCAAAAAAGGGGAAATAATCGTGCCGTTAAAAAAATCAGCAAGCAAAGAAGCCTTCAGATCCAATGTGAAAGCAGAAATTAAATCAGGCAAGCCAGTTAAACAGGCTGTAGCAATTGCGTATTCAGAAAAAAGAGCAGCGATGTCTAAAGGGAAGATGAAGAAATAATGCGACCACTCAGTAATTGTGTACTAATCCGTCAAGATGACGAAAAATTATCAAGCACCATCATTATTCCTACCACAACTAAATTGTTTAGTGGTATAGTTGTCGCTATTGGTGAAGGCAAG